CATTCTTTTGGCTGCTCAGCCTGTGCGTGCTGCAAAATTTGTGCCTTGATGGTTGGCGGTAACGTCATTGAGTCAGGCCAACGCTGGGAAACGATCCAAACGGCAACTCACCGTTTTCCCCAAACCTCAGCTTGCAGGAACTAAGACGCTTGCCGCAACGGTCTTCAGCAAGGCTTGCTGCAGCGTTGTCGTTGACATCAAAAAAGCTGCTGCCGGTGTAGCTGCATTCGCTGCTCCGATACTCCCACTGGCAAATGTTGGCGATGCACTGGCGTTTTGGAACTTTTTGTCCAGCCAAGTCGAATTTACTGGCTAACTCAAAGGTGACTTGATTGCGATCCTCTGATGCTTTGCGGTCAATGAAGTACCGCTCCTCAGGAAACGACGCATACGGATCAGCATTGCTGTTGCCTGATGCAAAATTCTCAGCATCAAGAAACTTCTTCACCGTTCGGATCCGCCGAACCTCAGCACCTGCAAGGTCGTTGCCAACGGTGATCGCGTTGACCAGCAGCAGGATTGCAGTCACCGTGCTGTCAGTGTTGGCAACTGTCAGTGTTGGTCGGGGCAACGTACCGCCATTTTTGTACTCAAAACCATCCGCTTGGACAGGAACACGAAAATACGTCTCTCCGTTCCAAACAATGTTGCCAGTCACTTGGTCGTTGACACCTGAGTGCCAACGGTAGACATCACTGCTGCCGTGCACGCTGCTGTCTAAGCGCAACTCAAACATCTCAATGATGGCGCTGGGTGCCAAAACACTTAGCTCCTCGTAGACGCTGCTAAACGCTGTCCAGACAACAGTGTTGTCATTAGTGGTGTCGCTAATATCAGTTGGCCAACTGGGTTCAGAACTGCCTGACGTACCAGCAGTCGTACAGCGAAACCACAAGCCGCTTGCTTGGACAGTGGTTGCCCTACGAATGTCACCGACAACAAATGCGGTGCTAGCAGTCCAGGCTGTTGCTGCCATTACGGTTCAAAGACTTGGCGGAACGTCACTTGGAGCGTGGCACGGTCTGGATAAGGAATCGACTTGCTCCACTTCTCACAGACAAATTTTGATGCGCTTGACTCTCCAGGTGGCGTATAAGTGAAATTGGCATTGTCTGCAGCACGAGCGTCTAAAAACGCTTCAATCGTGTCCGACTCAGCTTCCGAAACGTTGAACTCCAAGTTGTAGATCTTCGGATTCTGGTTAAGGCCCACCGTAATGCGAGCCTCGTAACCATCCCCGAAACGCACTGTTCGTACGCTTGGTGCGCTTGATTTTGTCATCCCTGGTGCGGGATCAAAGTCTGGAAAGTCAGCCATCAGGTAGTAAGCAATCCTCCAGGACGTTTTTGTTTGATCAGCTCCTGTTGTACTGCAAGACCAATGGCCTTACCAAGCTGAGCGGCTTCATTTGCGCTGCCCTCAACAGACGAGCCAGAAGCATCAACGTTCACGGTCACATTAGCGCTGCCGCCCAAAGCGTGGTTCGGAACAATCGTTCCAGATGACCTTGGCACGAATAGCTCAGGGCCTCGTTCACCCACGACTGAAGGCTTGCCAACTGGAGGACGACCACCGCTAGCAAAACCCCTCAAGTTCTTAAATAGCCCCACTCCAGGGAATAGTCCTGTCAGCAACGTGTTGACGCCCAGCTTGAGCAAGATATTTGCAATGTTCTTCAAAGTATTTGCAGCTGCATCAGCAAGAGATTTTGTTTGGTCTACTGCAGCGCTGAGAGTATTTACAACGCCGTCTGCAATAGCCGAGCCAATCTGGTCATAAATTTGCTGCATTCTGTTTGCTGCCTCTACTTGCTTTTTCAACTCCGCGTTTCCTCGAATTAACTTTTCTACCCTTTGTGCGTCTTCCTCTCCTAAACCTTTAGTCGCTTCAGCAATTTGCTGCTTTAGCTGTACCTCTTGCTCGTCTCCCGTCAGCCTTGCCTGCAGCAGTTCGCCCTCTGCTTGAAGGTTTTCGACGGTCTCTTGAACTTTTTTAGCTTTATCGCTTTCGGTTTGCGCTGTTTTGATGTCTATGTCTTGAATTTTTTGAGCGGCGTCTACTCTTGCAAGCTCTATCTCAGCAGCTTGAAGTTCGGTTGAAAGCCCTTTGGCTTTAATTTTATCTATATTTGCTGCAAGCGTTTCTCTGATTTTTTCTTTTTCAAGAATTGATCTAATTTTGTCATTTTCGTCAAGCGTGGCTTGTGCAATTTGTTTATCGAGCGCAAGCAGACGCTCTTGAAGATCAATTTCAATTTCCAAACCTGGAAGCTTGTCTTTTTTCGCGCCCGAGCTGAACCTGCGAATATCTTGACCCGTAACAGGAATTTTAGTTTTAGGCTCTGGACGAAATCCTCCAAACTCTTTAAATAACTCCTCTGCAACTTTGCCCGTTAAAGCCGTAGACGTTCGAGTGTCTGCAAATGGATCCGCTACTGCTTGACCGCCAAGCAACTCAAGCGTTGCGCCTTGTCCCTTAATGGTGCTAATTCTTTGCTCTAACCTTTGACCTGCTTCCGTTCCTGCTAAATCTTTTCGCAGTGCATTCAACCTGTTGAACTGTACCTGTTCTTTTAACAGATCACCAATAAGGCTTAAAAAGTCAGACAACGGGCCAGCAATCAAAGCTTGAAGCTGAATCGTCAATTCATTCCACAGCTTTGTTACCTTGCTTGTCTCTGTGCCAAGATCAAACAAAGCGTCCACACCTTCGTTTCCTATTTTTTGAGACAACTCATCTGTCAGAAGCGCTGAAAGCTCAGCAGCATCCCCTTGCTCTTCTAGCTTTGCAGCAAGATCTTCAGCCTTTGCACTGCTAAACAGAGCTTTTTCACGTACAAAGTCAAGCGCTCCGCCAGTTGATGTCAGCGCTACGCCTGCCTCGGTTGTCGCTTGAATAAACGCATCAACTTGCTGGCCAATCGCACTGCCTAGAATTTGCAACCCAAATCCTCCAGCACCCCCACCAGCAATCGCACCAGCTGCCCCGCCTACGACTGAGCCCGCACCACCGCCAAACAGCAGTGGAAAACCAACGCCAAGCGCAAGGTCTTGCTGCAGGTTTTGCCCCCTACGCTTTCTTTCTCGCAACCTAGAAACTTTTGCTCGGCGTCTAAGCACTTCTATTTCTCTTTGAGTAGAAGCCTGAAGACCCTTAGACGTTCTGATTAAGTTAATCTGTTGTCGCTCAAACCTTGCAGCCTCACTTGTCGCCGTTGTGTAAGCTGTTGCTAAATTTTTAACGGCTACGTCTTGTTTTTTAAACTCACCTGTAGATTTTAACGCTGTTTGCGACATTAAGTCGCCAAACAATACCGCTTGCTTGTTTACAGAAGAAAAAGATTTGCCGAACTTATCAAAGTTGCGTACAAGGTCATTGACGTTTTTGGACAGCTTGCCTGAAAGGTCTCTGCTTCTTCCTCTTCCGCCAAGGTTTAGATCAACAGGGTCTTTATTTATTGCGTTTATTGTTGCCTGAATTGACTCCAGCCGTCCTTCAAGCGCAGCAACCTCTCTGAGACCGCCGATGATTACGTCGATCTTCGCCTGAGCAGACCTAGCCAAGACTCAAATGACGCTGCACTATCAACACTTTACCTGCGCCGCTTCGCCTTTGCTAACTGCTTCTCCTGGTCCTCGTTAATTACTTGGAAATACGCGCTCCAGCCGATGATCTCCTCTGCGGTCATCGTCGCCCTCAGCTCCGACAGGCCCATGCCTAACTCCTTGGCAACGCCAAACTGAAGCATGAGCCAGTTGTCCTTCCGAAGCTCGGCGCTTAGGATTTTGGGTCAATGGCCTCTTCTTCTTCGTCAGTCAAGATCGCCAGCATCAGAGACTGAAGATCCTTGTCCTTCACTTCATTCTTAAGAACGTCGATCTCGCCAGCAAGAAACAGAGCGTTGCCCATCTCGTCCTGAGCCTTTGCAATCAGCAGTTGGAGCGCAAACGCATTGGCATCATCCGATCCAGCACGCTTCTGAGCACGCTCACGCTCAGCCATCGTCAGTGGCGCAACCCACATTTCAAACTCAGTGCCGTCCGACAACTCAACTGTCTTTTTGACCGGCTCCAAGTTTGCTGCTTTCTTGAGGCGATCAATGGC